TGACAGGGATTAGACAGGCGGAGAAGAAGGCTCCGGCCAAAGATGTCTTTGAAGCGATGGGTCTTGATAGCCCAAAGTTTCCGAGCGTATAATGCTTACGCACATCACAGAAAGACAAAAGCCCCGTTCGGCTAAAAACGAGGCTTTTGAGGTGGTTGGCAAGGTTGATGCGAACAACCCTGTTGGACGGCATATTACTTTATATGCCTGTACTGGACAAGACTGTTCTCCATTCCTTTGTACTTCCTTAGCCCGTGGGGCAAATGCCGACTCGTTAATCAGGCTCATGGTTCCCTGCCTTCTCAGGGAGACAAGCTGTACCTGACACAGTGATGACGTTTAGAGCGCGGACAAAGCGAAGTTAATGCAGGTGATCGGTTGACCGCCGGACATGGAGTCTAAAGGTTTCGCATACTGTCATTGTGTCTTGTATTGGATGCGTAAGGTTGGGGTTCTATCATCCCTGCAATACGCTCTTTGCGGACACTATGGAGAAAAGAATGTTTGTCTACTTTGTGCAGGCAGGAAAGCGAGGCCCAATAAAGATTGGAATTGCGAGGAATATCCAGCGAAGAATTGATTCGATGCAGACTGGCAATGCTTACGGGCTGAATCTGCTTGCCGCGATACCTTGCAAGGATAGAGATCAGGCCCGCGATTTTGAGGGAAGGCTTCACAGGTTCTTTTTAAGACAAAGGATTAGGGGCGAGTGGTTTACGAGTAACATCAACGTCAAAAAGGCGGTTGATAGGTTCTCTGCAACGATTTCGGAGACTGAAGAATGGCGCAAATAGAAATATCCCAGGCCTACACCTACGGAGTCAGCGACGAAGCAGCTCTGGAGTTTATTGAGTGGCGAAGGTCTATCAAGAAGCCTCTCACCCAAAGGGCGTTTGAGAGGGCTTTGAGGGAAGCGTTTCGATGTACCGACTTAGGCATCACGGCAGATCGAGCAATTGAAATATGCATCGACAAGGGCTGGCAGGGCATCACATACGAGTACGTCAAATCAGAGCTTGGTAGACGCTCTGAGGCCGGTAGAGAGCTGGTCCTAAAACAACCAGAGAGTATGCAGGGCTTTGTGGAAAGGGTAACGGATAGGAACTGGAGTCATTAAATGCCAAGAACAAAAACAGAGTGGCCGAAAAGAATAGACCAGCAGGACGAAGAGATTGTGTTTGAGTTATACGATATTCACGGCATGAAGCCGTCTGTGATAGCAAAGAAGTTTGAGATCGACCCTGATTACCTGTTCGACTGGTTAAGACAACGAATCTACAAATCAAAAAGGGGATAATCATGATTGGCACACAAAACGCGCAAATCCTTAGACATATGCAGACCATTGGCGAGATCACTCCATTGGACGCCCTGAACTACTGCGGATGTCTTCGACTGGCGGCGAGGATATACGAGATCAGAAACACAGGCGTCGAGGTTCAGGACAGGTGGATAACAAGCGATGACGGAAAGCGATACAAGGCTTACAGCGTCAAAAAGACCTAGACACTACGCTGCCGACTACATGAATGCCAAGGGCAAAGATGACCAGACAGAGGCCCTGAAAGGATGTCCAGTGGAGTGGCAGGGGTTGGTTAAACAGCACATAAAGAACACAAAAGGGTTAAAGAAATAACAATAGAGAGCGCGGGGGATATGTTGATTCACTACCACGGCACACCTGTAGGCGGGAATAGAGTGGATGCTGCTCGATTCTTGAAAGGAAGGCACGCTCTTGTTCCTTTCCCAAGACAAGATGACATGGGTATTGTGGCTGAAGTTTGCCAGTCCTTTGTGTTCGACAACGGCGCATTCAGCACATGGAAGCGTGGAGCTGCGATGGATGTTGATGGTTACATCAAGTGGGTAGATGAGTGGCACAGACACCCAGGCTTTGACTGGGCATTGATCCCAGACGTAATTGACGGGGACGAAAAGGCAAACGACGATCTGCTTGCAGCGTGGCCTCAACACCTTCATGGGGTTCCAGTGTGGCATATGCACGAATCATTGGAGAGACTGAAGAGCTTGTGCAGCGAATGGAGAACAGTCGCACTTGGCAGCTCTGGACAATGGGCCTCGCCTGGGACGGCTGCGTGGTGGAAACGAATGGGCGATGCAATGGACTATATATGCGATGCAGGCCGACCTCCCTGCAAGCTGCATGGCCTAAGAATGCTGGACCCTGCGATATTCTCCAAGCTGCCACTATGTAGCGCGGATAGTACCAACGCAGCGGTCAACGGCGGGAGCATTGCGCGGTTCGGGACTTATATTCCGCCTACTGCTGGGCAGCGGGCAGAGGTAATTGCAGACAGAATCGAAAGCCACAACAGTTCTGCTATCTGGGTGAACTCAGGACAAGAAGAGTTGTTTTAATTACAAAACGGGGGAACCATGGGCGAGCTAACAAGAACAGTATCAAAAGAAAGTGATCCGTATGTGGTACAGAGCATCCCCGCCAGAGTCATTATATCAAGATCATCCGGCTTGCAGGTGTTCGCCGCTGTTTTGAATTGTGGCGTCTTACCAACAATGCCGGCCATCATAATCATCACCACCATCTGGTCGCCAATGTCATCTATTGGGCTTTTAGCCTTAGCTAGGCTGTCGGTCATTTCTCCGAATTCACTTATTAGTTTAAGCCACTGGGTCTCCAGTTTCCCATTCCCAATGATCTTCCGGTCGATTCCCCACTGCGTAACCAAGTTAATTAGATTTTCCATAGTTCCCCCATATTGATTTACCTGATTCGATGTCAGCGTCGATCCAGCCCGCCAGCCACCAGCATTTTTTTCTCATTCCTGCCGTACAAGAGTCCTTACTTAATCCATCAGCGTGCGCCTTCTTCCCTTCGTTGTAGAGATCAGACTGCTCTTGTGTCATTCCCTCAATTCTCATTCTAGCTCCTTGATCTTCGCCTTCAGATCGGCCTTCAGGTCATCCAGATACTGTCTTGTGTGCTTTGTAACCTCTGAGGCTTTCATCTCCAATTCAGATACAAACTGGTCACCGTAGAAGTCCACCATTGCCGATCTGTAGGCCAAAACCACACTGGCCTTCTTCATCCCGTACATATTGCAGGACCGGCACTGGGGATGGACGTTCTCTTCCATTAGCTTGGTTGCTGTCTTGCCCCTCTCGATAAAGTGTCCTCCCTGCATCTCTTTCCAGTGCTCAGACTTCCCGCAGGTCCAACAACTACAGTACCCATTGTGATCCGCTGCTTTAAGTCTGACGTATTTCTGAAGAAGAACAGCGCAATCCTCTCGCAAGCCAGCAATTGATTTCTTCTTCACTGGCCCATCCTCTTGTTGTGTACTCCGCCGTCGATCTCAAACAGCGCGTACATTACTCGATCAACCACCTCATCCTTTGGGGTAATAGACCCTTCCTCTCCAAGCTGTAGGAGCAACTCATTCACTGAGTGATAAAGCTCAACCCATTCTGCTGTCATCTTGCCTCCGTCAGTATTTTGAATGCTGTAGCTGCCACGATTGGAACTTGTCCGTTTCCAATGGCTTTAAGTCTGTCCACCCTAGCGGCCACGCCATTAGCCACTCGTAGGCACTTGGGTTCATTTCGCCAAAGACCTCCAAAAAGTTCCGACAGCCAGGGTGTTTCATCATGCTTGGAGCCACCTGGTTCGCTGTCGCAGTCGGAGTAGCCAAGTAGCCAAAATCTGGGCCGAATGTGGTCAGCACCCATGTCTGCCGCAGACAGCGATAAGCATCTGGTCGCGTAACCCATTTGTTTGAGGTCGTCTGCCGCCGCTTCAATTGCAACTCTGCTGACGTTTTCGGCAAAGATGTATTTGGGAGCGACATCTGCCACCACTCGCCCCATCTCAGGCCAAAGGTCGTCTGCTGTATTTTTTCCAGCCGCCGCTCTGGAATAGGCTTGACAGGGAAATCCTCCCGATACCACATCAACAAGTCCTCTCCACGGTCTGCCGTCAAAGGTTTGAACGTCATCCCAGATCGGGAAAGGCGGGAGAATGCCGTCATTTTGTCTGGCGGCAAGTACGCAAGCTGGGTAGGGTTCCCACTCAACTGCACAGACTGTTCTCCATCCGAGCAAGTGTCCTCCAAGGATTCCTCCCCCCGCTCCTGCGAACAGGGCCAGCTCTCGTAAAGCGCCTTGCTGATTATCCATCCCATGTTGACTCCTCACTTCCCTGATTCCCGATAATTCTCATATGCCTCTAAAGCCTTCTCAGACCAGATTACAGAGCGTTCAGAGCCAAAGGCATAGATTGC